TTATTATGAGATGAAAAATGCAGTGAGGGATTTCAACATTACGATTCCCAGCAACTGGACGTGGTTGACTGCATGTCTTGGGTGGTCTGCGAAGGCGGCGGATAGCATTGCAGATCGTTTGGTATTCAGGGAGTTTGCTGAGGATAATTTTGGCCTGAACCAGATATTCGACATGAACAGCAAGGATGTTTTTGTCGACTCGGCAATCCTGAGCGCGTGCATTGCATCGTGCGCTTTCGTTTACATATCGGCCGATGAGGATGGGTACCCGCGCCTTCAGGTAATTGATGGAGCGAATGCAACAGGCATTCTGGATCCAATCACAATGCTCATGAGTGAAGGATATGCAATCCTGGAAACGGACCCCAGAACATATACTCCAGTTCTTGAGGCATATTTCACGGCAGAATCCACACTGTTCATTGATCGGTCCAAAAATGAACAGTATGTGATTGATAATCCTGCGCCATATCCGTTGCTGGTCCCAATCATTTTCAGGCCGGACGCCAGGAGGCCGTTTGGGCACTCCAGGATCAGCAGAGCATGCATGAGCATCCAGCAGGCAGCCCTTCGGACACTTAAGCGGTCTGAAATATCCGCAGAGTTCTATTCATTTCCCCAGAGGTATATTACGGGGATGGACCCGGATGCGGAAACACTGGAAAAGTGGCAGGCAACTGTTTCAAGCTTGTTGCAGTTCACAAAGGATGAAGACGGTGACAAGCCTCAGCTCGGACAGTTTCAACAGCAGAGCATGACTCCATTCCTGGATCAGCTCCGGTTGCTTGCTTCGCTTTTCGCCGGGGAGACCGGATTGACGCTTGATGACCTTGGATTTGCTGCTGAGAATCCAAGCAGCGCTGAGGCGATCAAAGCAAGCCATGAAAACCTTCGTCTGACGGCTAGAAAAGCGCAGCGAACATTCGGAACAGGGCTTCTGAATGTTGGGTATCTTTCGGCATGTGTCCGCGATCGGTATCCATATCTTCGCCGGCAGTTCTATCTGACGGTTCCTAAATGGGAACCCATCTTTGAACCGGATGCGTCACAGCTGTCTGGCATTGGAGACGCGATCAACAAGTTGCAGCAGAGTTTCCCGGATTACTTCACGGAAGAGAAGCTTCGTGATCTTACAGGTTTCTGATGAGGTGATCAAATGGAACTGGAAGCTGTTCTGAAGAAAATTCTTGATAGATTTAATGATGATTTTCAGGAAAGCAGCAGAATACGCGCACTTGAAAAAATCATCTCAGAGGGCGCAGATCAGTACAAATATGCTGAAGAGATGGCCAGAGAAGTCGGTAAGATTCTGAATGGTGCATTGAGAACGTATCTTCCAGAAGCACTGACGAATGGTATGCTGTATAGAAAAGCAGCAGAGGTCGTTTTGAAGCAGCCTATGTTGAAGGCAGTCAAACCGGTAAGTGATGCAGCCTCATCTGTTCAGAAAAATATCAATGCTCAGGCCGGGATCGGGATTAACCCCATCATTCCTGAAGTGAATGAAGACCAGGTAAATGGAATCATAACTGGTATCTGTAATGCAGAATCCTATGAATCTGGAAAAGAGACACTCTTTGATCAGGTGGAGAACTTTCTGGAAGGTCATGTGGATGATTCTGTCTATGACAATGCCGGCTTTCAGTATGAGGCTGGCCTGGATCCAACAGTGACGAGAACTGCAGCTGCAAAGTGTTGTAAATGGTGTGATCAGCTTGCGGGAACTTATGATTATGAGAAGGTCAAGAACAAGGGAAATGATGTTTGGAGACGTCATAAGAATTGCCATTGCGTAATTAATTATAATCCAGGCGAAAAGTCATCTGCAAAAAACAGGAAGCCTCGATTCACAAAAAATGAAAAAGCTGATAGAATAGCGATGGCAAATAACTCTGATAATGTGTTTGAACATAAAAGAGTGTATAATTCTGATGCTCGGAATGGGTTACCTATAACAGGATCTTCAAATTCAATTTTAGATAAACTTGCGGATGATGGTACGGTACTTCAACGACGAATATATGGGCAAGACGGGCGAGCTGTTGCAGACTATGATATGACTGATCATAACCGTCCAGATTTACATCCAACTGGAGCGCATAAGCATTTGTTTGAGTATATAAATGGGAAAGCTGTTCGCAGTAAAAAGAATTACGGGTTTACAAAAGAAGAAATTCAGCGAAATTCGGATATCATTTTTCCGGGGGTAAATTATTATGACGAAAGACGAATTGATTGATAAAATCAGGAAAGGAACGGATATTTCTTTCAGAATTGGGAATTCTGGTTTTACTATTTGTGACTCTGTCGAGTACGATAATGGTAAAGATATTGCTGCATGGGGTGGGAAAAATGCGGTTATTTATAAAGATGCAGAAACTCTTGTTAATAAGTATACAGTAAATGGGAAAGTGCTTGGAGAATTGGCGCATGAAGTTGTTATAATAGAGTATACATTGAACGGAAAGGAATGACATGGCCAAAGATGATTATCATGTAATTGTGTACAAGATTCTCCTGTATCTATACGCTGTGCTGAAGCGTAAAATCGTCTTCGACAAGAAATCGTTTGATGCGGTGCTATCCAAGTCGATAGAATCAGAGGAATATCTGATGGATGTCATCAGAATGATGCAGGATGAGGGCCTGATCAGGGGTGCCTGCTTCACAAAAGTCTGGGGCAATGAATATGTCATGGCTTCTGATATCACCGAAATCACAATTACACCTGCCGGTATTGCTTACCTTGAAGAAAATACCATGATGAAGAAGGTTGGTTCAGTGTTAAAAGAGATGCCTGGCATGGTATCATCCCTGATTAACATTGTTAACCCATAATAAATTCATACGAAAATGAAGCAGTTATGAGGAGACGCCAACTTACTGATGGATGAGATGGAGGCGTAAATGGATAACCAGGGAATGCAGATGCTAAAAAGACAAATCAATGCCGTTCCCCCAAAATACAGAAAACTCATGGCGGAGATCACCATGAGTTTTGAGAAAGACAAGTTGACACAAAGCGAGGTCAGAAGCTTTATCTCTGTCCTGCGAGATATCACCGAAGCGGCATATTCTGCTTCTCCATTTCATAATCTTGGATTTCTTTTTCAAGATGAGACATGAAGTAGTCGTAAGTCAGAATATAGCTGTTAATCAGATGATCTTGCGCTTGGCCCTGATCATATCTATCGATATCATACTGCCACGTTTTTATCAGATAGAGCATAGTCAGGTCATGAGCTCGTTTTTCGATGCCTGTCATTGCATACACCTCCTTTCGCGGAGATGATAGCATAGACAATAAATACATACAACAAAGCTCGACGAAGACGTCGGGCTTTTTTGATGGCCATTTTAGGAGGCGAGAAACCATATGAAGAGAGTGAGAGACCCCACGGCAGAGGGAACAGCATCTGAGGTCTAAGGAACACACATAGGAGGGAGTCAGATGGCAGAGCCGAGATTGGGCCGCCAGACTCCAACCACCAGTGTGGTGCTGCCGTATGACGAAACGTTAGGCGAAGAGGCTATACAGCTTTACGAAAAGACCGGGCGCAAGGCTCAGGAATGGCAAAAGCTCATGATTTTTGACATCATGGGACTGACCAGTGAGAAGCTTTGGACACACAGCCGATTCGGATATGCCGTGCCCCGCCAGAACGGTAAAAACGAAATCATATCCATCCGGGAAATGTGGGGAATCATGCATGGTGAAAGGATTCTCCATACTGCACACCGGACAGCGACCAGCCGGGCCGCATGGGAGCGCCTGAAGCGGCTCCTGGATGATGCAGAGATCGAACATAAGGATTCCGGCGCTCTTGGCCAGGAGCGGATCCGGATCAAGTCGACTGGCGGCGTGATCGATTTCCGCACGCGCAGCAAAAGCGGCGGCCTGGGTGAATCGTTTGATCTTCTTGTCATCGACGAAGCACAGGAATACACCACTGTGCAGGAATCTGCACTGAAATACGTCATTGCCGCTGCCAGGAATCCGCAGAATCTTTTCTGTGGGACACCGCCAACGACGGAATCGACTGGAACCGTGTTCATGCACATGCGGGATGAAATCCTGCAGGGTGGTCTGGATGACACCGGATGGGCCGAGTGGTCCGTGGATGAACGTAAAAACCCACATGATGTGGATGCCTGGTATGAGGCGAATCCGTCGCTGGGAACATTCCTGACAGAGCGTACAATTCGCCGGGAGATAGGTTCAGATGAGCTGGATTTTAACATTCAGCGTCTGGGATACTGGATTCGGTATAACCTGAAAAGCGCGGTCAGTCTGGCTGAGTGGGACGAACTGCGGTGCAGAGCACTGCCGGAGCTGCGCAGCCAGATATTTGTCGGCATTAAGTATTCAAAAACGGATACAGTGGCGGTATCCATCGCGATCCGGACAAAGGATGACCGGATACTCGTTGAAGGCATTGACTGTCGCCCGTTTCGCGCCGGCACAGACTGGATCGTCAGTTTCCTGAAGTCAGTGGACTATAAGGCCTGCGTCATAGACGGCCAGGCCGGGCAAGATCTGCTGAAGGAAGCGATGAAAGACGCGCACCTGCACAGCGCGACACTGCCCAAAGTGTCGGAAGTTGTACAGGCCAGTGCAAGCTTTGAGGAACGCCTGGCATCCAAAGAGCTCTGCCACATGGGGCAGCCGTCCATGGTCAACTCTGTGACAAACTGTGAAAAGCGTCTGATCGGTTCCCGCGGCGGCTTCGGGTACCGGAGCATCAATGAATCCTATGATATCGCGATCATGGACAGCATGATCCTTGCGCAGTGGATCTGCGGAAAGAAAACGAAGAAGTCCGGAAAACGGCAGCGTGTTAGCTATTAAGAGAGGCTTTGCCTGGCTCTTGATAAATTTACCGATACCACCGGGTTAAGTGGGAGGAGAACAGAAATGGCAGATTTTACACCTATCAATACACAGGAAGAACTGGACAAAGTGATTGCATCGCGCCTGCAGCGTGAGCGAGACACGGTATCCAAACAGTTTCAGGCTCAGCTGACCGAGCGTGATCAGAAGATCACCGGTTATGAAGACCAGGTCAAGGAGCTGAATACCAAACTGGAAGGTTTTGCTGGGCAGGCCCAGAAAATCACGGAGATGGAAGCCAAAATCAAGGGATACGAGACCAACTCGGTAAAAATGAGAATTGCCCGTGAAGTCGGTCTTCCTTATGAACTTGCAGAACGCCTCTCGGGAGAGGATGAAAAAGCGATCAAGGCAGATGCTGAGCTGCTGAAAAAGCTGGTTGGCACGAAAACGGCGCCGCTGAAATCCACGGAACCCGGAGGTACAAACGCGACTGCAGCAGCCTGGAATCAGATGCTGCAGCAGATGAAAGGAGAATAAATCATGGCAAATCCTGTAACAAAACTGGACTTTCCCGAGGTTCTGACCACGGAAATGTTCAATACCGTAAGAGGCAAATCCGCGATTGCGGGTCTGTGCGGACAGAGCCCGATGCCGTTCAATGGCCTGAAGGAATTTGTTTTCTCCATGGATGGAGAGGCGTCTATCGTCGGAGAGGGTGCCGCGAAGCCGGCGGGAGATGCGGCGTTCACACCGGTTGTGATTAAGCCGATCAAGATGCTCTATCAGGCCCGTGTGACGGATGAATTCATGCATGCGGCAGATGAGGCGCGGCTCGGATATCTGCAGGCCTTTGCGGATGGCTTCGCCAAGAAGATTGCCCGCGGCATCGATATTGCGGCCATCCATGGATGCGATCCGAAATCCAAAGCGCCTATTTCCAGCCTGGCAACGAATTGCTTTGATGGACTGATCACCAACAAGGTGACCTATGATGCTAACAATCCGGATGATAACCTGGATGCGGCCATTGCTGCCATTACTGCTGGAGAGCGCGCTGCTTCTGGTCTGGCTATCTCTCCGGTTTTCGGTGCACAGATGGCAAAGGTGAAAGTCAATGGAGTTGTACAGTATCCGGAATTCCGCTTCGGTGGCGCACCTCAGTCTTTCGCCAACTTTGGTTTGCAGATGAATACCACGGTGCCTTTCCTTGCAACGGGTGCGACTAAGATGGATCATGGCATTATCGGAGACTTTGCCAATGCGTTCCGCTGGGGCTATGCACGGAATATCCCGCTTGAGGTCATCGAATACGGCGATCCGGACGGCGCCGGCCGCGACCTGAAGCAGTACAACGAGGTATGCCTGCGTGCTGAGGCATATGTCGGCTGGGGTATCCTGGACACTGCCAGCTTTGCCCTGATTCAGGCGACTGTGACCTGATGCTTTTCAGGAATATTCGAACCGGTGCTGTGATTGACGTGAACAGCATCATGACGGGTGACTGGCAGGCAGTAGAGCCTGCCGGCACCACTCATGCATCAGATGACAGTCAGCCGGTTAAGCCCACCACCGGTAAGGGGGCGAGCAAGAATGCAGCAGTACGCAAGTCTAAGTGATGTCATCGCATTGTGGCGTCCACTGACGCAGGAAGAATCAGATCGGGCAACAAAGCTGATTGAGGTTGTTTCCTCATCTCTGCGGGTTGCAGCAAAGAATGTCGGTAAAGATCTGGATGCCATGGTTGCAGAGGATGAGGATTTGGCTGCCGTGGCAAAGTCTGTCACGGTGGATGTTGTCGCCCGCACCCTGATGACCAGCACGAACCAGGAGCCCATGACACAGTTTTCAGAAAGCGGAATGGGATACAGCGCGAGCGGATCATTCCTTGTTCCTGGCGGGGGACTTTTCATTAAGAAAAGCGAGCTGGCCAGGCTCGGCCTGAGACGTCAGAGATTTGGGGTGATGGAGATCTATGGCATTCCTGAAGGGAATTGATATTATCCTGCACGAAAAGGTGTGCACCGGAAAGGATGCTTTTAACCGGGATGTCTTTGAAGATGTACCGGTGACGGTTTCCAATGTTCTGGTGGCACCGGTGGAAAGCGCTCAGGAAGTCCTGAGTGAGGTTAGCCTGAACGGAAAAGGTGCACGGTATCAGCTCGGAATCCCGAAGGGAGACACGCACAACTGGGAAGATGTGACAGTGGAATTCTTCGGGCATACCTGGCGGACCGTGGGTTTTTCTGTTATCGGGATAGATGAGCTTATTCCGCTCGATTGGAACCGGAAAGTGACGGTGGAGCGGTATGGCTAAGAAGCTGAGAATTGAGCTGAATAGCGCCGGTGTCAGGGAACTTTTGAAATCTCCGGAGATTATGCAGGCGTGCAGAACACAGGCTCAGCGCATCGCAGGCCGTGCCGGGGATGGCTATGAGGTTAGCGAGTATACCGGAAAGACGCGCGTGAATGTTTCAGTGCACGCAGCATCGGAAAAGGCGTACAAGGATAACCTGAAAAACAACACGCTTCTAAAGGCGGTGGGGAAATGACGATTGAGGAGAGAATCATTGAATATCTGGGAACTCAATTGCAGATCCCTGTATATGCGGAACGTCCACACGATCCGGATCCGGAATACATAGTGGTTGAACGGACCGGCGGAGGCACCCGCAATTATGTCAGATCTGCAACAGTTGCTATTCAGCCACATGCGGATTCACTGTTTCGCGCGGCATCTCTGTGCGAATCAGTGGTAACAGCGATGAAATCCATCACAAACCTTGTGAATATCAGTCGCTGTGAGCATGACGGATCATACAACTACACAGATACGGACAGCAAAAAATACCGCTATCAGGCGGTATTTAATCTTGTTTACATGGATTATGAGGAAGGAGAATAACAATGGCTAACAATACTGCAAACGTCACCACCGGTAAGCCGAAAATCAGTGGCGCAATTCATCGGGCCCCTGTTGGAACCACGCTGCCGACGGATGCGACGACAGCGCTGGATGCGGCTTTTGCCTGCATGGGTTACATCTCCGAGGATGGTGTAACGAACAACAACAGCCCTGAGTCGGATCGGGTAAGGGCCTGGGGCGGTGACACGGTGCTCAACTTCCAGACGGATAAGCCCGATGAGTTTGGCTTTACCATGCTGGAAGTGCAAAATGAGAACGTCCTGAAGGCTGTATATGGCGATGACAACGTCGTTGTGACGGCTGCCACGGCACAGGAACCGAAGAAGATTACCATTAAGGCAAACTCCAAAGAGCTGGAGGAATCGGCCTGGGTGATCGATATGATCATGACCAACAACGGGATCAAGCGGGTCGTGATCCCGAAGGGCAAAATCACCGGAACCGGAGAGATCCATTATCAGGACAGCGATGCTGTCGGGTATGAGGTCACCATTTCGGCTGTTCCGGACACAGAGGGCAATACTCATTATGAGTATCTGTCTGTTGGAAGCGCACAGGCATAATAACCAGATCGGATGGAGGCAGCGATGAAAGAGACAATCAACAGCAATGCCATGATGATCACCATGAAAAGCGGACTGACACTGCAGGTTGACAGGAATTTCATGGATGACATGGAGCTCCTGGATGATCTGATGGCGGCAGACAGAGGGGACGGCATTGCCATTTCCCGGATTCTTGACCGGATTCTGGATAAGGAGAACAAGAAGGCACTCTATGACAGCCTTCGCGAGGATGGCCGGGTGAAAGTGTCCAGTGTCGTGAGTGCATTTCTGGAAATCCTTGAGATTGCCGGCGGAGAATCAGGAAAAAACTGATCACCCTGATCGGCATGCTGCATGAGGATGAAACCGCTGTCATTTGTGATCTGGCCGAAACCTATCATGTGCTGGATTATCGAGCGCTGCCACTTAAAACGGTGGCAGCGCTTGCATCCGGTTTAAGAGAGAACTCGCGGATCCGGATGAAGCTGTCAGGGATGAGAGTGTCAACCGACACTATGCTGGCGGCTGCGACAGTGGACAGGCTGTCCATGCTGGTCTGGGCACGTACCAAAGACGGCGAAAATAACAGAAATAAGCCGGAGTCAATTCTGGACAAACTTACGGCGGAAGACACACGAAGCGACGAAGAGTACAAGGCATTCGACTCGCCTGAGGAATTCATGCAGGCCCGTAAGGAAATATTATGCAGGGAAGGAGGATAATGTATGGCAACAGAACTGGCTAAAGCATACGTGCAGATTATACCGTCTGCAAAAGGAATCAGTGGCAGCATTGAAAATGTGCTGAGCGGTGAGTCCAGCAAAGCCGGTGAAAAGGCCGGCGAAAGTATCGCCGGTAAGCTGGGCGGCGCACTGAAAAAAGGCATAATAGCGCTTGGCATCGGCAAGATGGTCACAGATGCTATCATGGGCGCATCTGAATTTGAATCGTCCATGGCAAAAGTCAGCACGCTCTTTACAGGATCTACGTCCGAATTTGCAGATCTTCAGTCTAAAATCCTGAGTCTGTCATCTGAGACAGGTATGGCGGCGACTACCTTGGGCGAGGCAGCTTATTCGGCGCTGTCTGCGTCGGTGCCGATGGAGGATTTGGGATACATCTTGGAGCGATCCTCTAAGCTGGCCATTGCAGGATTTACAGATGTCGATACTGCGCTCTCAGCTACTGCAAAAACGATGAATGCCTATGGCCTGACAGGCGAGGATGCCATTAACAAGGTACAGAAGGTCCTGATTCAGACGCAGAATAAAGGTATTACGACCGTTGGTGAGCTGGGGGCCAGTCTTGCGCAAGTCACGCCGACGGCGGCAGCCATGGGCGTGTCATTTGAGCAGGTAGGTGCTGCCATGGCTCTGATGACGGCCAAAGGTACACCGACGGCACAGGCGACCACACAGCTCAGATCAGCGATGGCTGAGCTTGGAAAGAGCGGTACAAAAGCATCCAAAGCATTCGAAAAGGCAACTAAGGGGACAAACCTAGCCGGGAAAAGCTTTAAACAGGTGATGGCAGAAGGCCATGACCTGGGTGAAGTGATGGGAATTATGCAGGAATACGCAAATAAAACCGGCGTGTCTATGGTCGACCTGTTTTCATCCATTGAGGGCGGCAATGCTGCTATGATGATTGCCTCCGACCTGAAAACGTTTAATGCAGATCTGGCAGCTATGTCAGAAACAGCGGATGTTGTAGGTGAAGCCTACGGGAAAATGGCCAATTCATTCAGTCAGTCATTTAAGTCTGTGACCGAAAGTTTAAAGAACTTTTCCACTGCTCTTGTCTCCGGCATGGACGTCGGCCCTGCCCTGGAACAGCTCGGATCGTCTTTATCCGGGTTCCTGACCGGCAGTGTCCTGCCGATGCTTGGCAATCTGGTAACCGGATTTATCGATAACGGCCCGAAAATGCTGCAGGCTGCCGGGAAAGTGGTTGAGGACGTTCTGGCTTACTTTGCCGGTGTGGACTGGGGACAAGTTGGCCAGAAGATTCTCACTGGCATCACAGGAGTGATTGACACAGCTGGAAACTGGCTAAAAAAACTGCTTCTCAAAGCGCCTGAAGCTGCCAAAAACGTAAACTGGAAAGCTGTCGGGCAGGCAGTGTATGATGGGGTTACACAAGTCATTAAAGTCGGCGGTGATTGGCTTGCCGAACTGTTTTCTGCCGCACTGACGATGGTGACGACGCTCAACTGGGGTGAGATTGGAAGTGTGATATTTAACACCGGTCTGGCACTGCTCAGTGATGGTGGTGCTTTCCTGAAGAATCTCTTTGATAAGGGGCTTGAGGCAGTAAAGGCGGTTAACTGGGGTGAAATCGGGCAGGCGATTATCAACACTGGTCTGGCCCTGCTCAACGACGCTGGTGCTTTTCTTGGCAACCTTTTCGGCGTTGGAAAAGATGCGGCCACGAACCAGGTTAATTGGAGCGATATCGGGAATGCGATAGTCACCAAAGGTCTGGCCCTGCTCAGTGACGCAGGTGGATTTTTGAAAAAGCTCTTTGATAAAGGGCTTGAAGCCGTGAAGTCTATCGACTGGGGACAGGTCGGGAAGACGATCATTGACACCGGATTGAGCCTGTTAAACAATGCCGGGAAATTCCTGGGAGATCTTTTCAATAAGGGATTGGAAGCAGCGAAAAATGTCAAATGGGGCGAGATCGGAAAGACAATCATCGACACCGGTCTGGCCCTGCTTAGCAACGCTGGAAAATTTCTGAAAGATCTTTTTGATGCAGGATTAAAAGCGGTCACAGAGATTAGCTGGGGAGATATCGGGAAAACGATTGTCGGGACAGGCCTGGCCCTGCTTAGCAACGCTGGAAAATTCCTGAAAGATCTTTTTGACGCAGGATTAAAAGCGGTCACAGAGATTAGCTGGGGAGAGATCGGGAAAACGATTGTCGGGACCGGTTTGAGCCTGATAAGTGATGCTGGCAATTTTTTGGCAAAACTCTTTGATCCAGGAATAAAAGCAGTGACCGGTCTCAGCTGGGGAGATATTGGATCCACCATCCTTAACACAGGACTGAGCGTACTTGACTCGGCTGGTGATTTCTTGGCTAAGCCGTTTAGAGCGGCAAAAAAGGCCATCCAGGGTATCGACTGGGATGGTGTTGGAAGCACGATCACCAATGCACTATCAGGCGCTTGGAACACTGTAACTGGTCTTGCCGGAAGCATTTGGGATGGAGTAACCGGGTTCTTCAGCGGCGGGAAAAAGGGGAATAGTAAATCATCCGCTGCTGATACGTCTACGATTATGGACGGCTTAACCGAGGGCATCAAAAACGGGCAGGGAAATGCGGAGGAGGCAGCACGGACTGCCGGAGGCAAGATCTTGTCTGCGTTCAAGGAAAAGCTGTCGCAGACCGAAGGGCAGAAGCTCGGAACAGATCTCATCAACTTCATTATTGCAGGATTGGGTGCAGGGAAAAGCCAGGCTGACCAGGCGATGACTCAGCTGGCCGGGTCGATGGAACAAAAGCTCACGTCGTATAAGTGGCAGGATGCAGGCCAGAGCGTAACGACGAAGCTGATGAATGGAATTGCTGCCGGCGCAAAACTGATCATTGCAGCGTTCCAGCAGCTGCGGACAACAATATCCACGTTGTTCACACAGCATTCCTGGCAATCGGTCGGAACGACGGTCATGACGCAGTTTAGATCTGGTTTGACGTCCATGTTTACAACGATCAGAGCCTCACTTGAAGCACTCCGAAATGTCATGACAGAGGTTTTCACGAAGCATGACTGGCGTGCTACTGGTGCGACCATCATGAATCAGTTAAATCAGGGCATGCTGTCCGTGTCGTCCGGTTTAACAGGAACAGCCCAGAGAATAGCATCATCCATTCAGAATGCATTCACGAGCCCTAACTGGTCAAGCGTTGGATCCAGCATCACGAGTGGAGTTGCCAGCGGCATGAATGGCAGTGCAGCGATATCAAAAGCCAATTCTGTGGCATCCAGTATTCGAAGTGCATTCCAGGGATATGACTGGCACAGCATTGGCAGCAACATTTCATCCGGAATCGCATCCGGTATATCGGATGGAAGTGGCTATATCAGGGATGCGGCAGTTAACGCCGCGAACAGCGCCTATAATGCGGCAAAGAATAAGCTGGGGATCAATTCACCTTCGAGATTGTTCAGGGATGAGGTCGGCTTCCAGATTGCCGCAGGTATGGCAGATGGCATTCTGGCCGGACAGAGTGCTGTGGTGGGTGCGATCGAGGACGTGGCGGCGGTACCGGATTTGTCATTGCGGAAAGCATTGAAGATGCAGGCCAGAAGTCTTGCGCAGCCGAATTATGCACCATCCGGAACAGAGTATACCCAGAACATCACCATCAATGCACCGCAGGAGCTGTCTCCGTCTGAGGTGGCCAGACAAACAAGGATTGCCACACAGCAGATGGTGCTGGCACTGAGGGGGGTCTGATATGTCACGAAAAATCACATGCAGAAATGAGGATGGCATCGAGATCGTCCTGACGGATGCTTTTTCTCCGTTTCTGCTGGAAAACTGTGAAGGCATCTATGAATTTCGGAATAATGTATCCACCTCAGCGAACACCATGACAGATGGATCCACATACCAGGGATCAGTGACGTCAATGCGGAACATTGTTCTCACACTCAGAGACAAACCAAATGCTGACCATATGAAAAACCGGGAGCTTCTTTATAATGTCTTCAAGCCGAAGAGCCCGGGGACATTTTCATACGAGGAGAATGACACAATACGGTCGGTTGATTATTATGTCGAAAGTGTCTATGTGTCCAGTGAGGAGCGCGCACGACGTGCGACTATATCACTGCTGTGCCCTGATCCGTATTTTGTCGAGCCGTATGACATTTCTGTACAGATGGCAGGATGGACTGCCCTCTGGGAATGGCAGCATGAGTTTGTGGACGGCGGGGAGGAGTTTGGCAGCAGAATCCAGGAGAGGATCAAGGAGATCGAGAACCTATCTGCTGCAGATAACATCGGTCTGACGATTGAGATCGATGCTGCAGGGCCGGTCACAAATCCATCCATCTATCATGTAGAGCAGTCTGAGTATATCCAGATCGGGACATCTGGTCATCCTCTGGAACTGGTTAGTGGTGATAAAGTCATTATTACCACTGGAACAAATAACAAACACGTCTATCTGGTATCCGGGGGTGTTGAATCAGAAATCAATGAATATCTCTCGGAGGATAGCGAGTTTATCCAGCTGATGCACGGGATCAACACATTTGGCTATGCTGCGGATTCGGGGGATGCAAACATGATCGTGACCATCTCTTTCCGGTATAAGTATCTGGGGGTGTAGAAATGGAAATACGTTTTTACACCCCAGAGATGTATTTTGCGGGTATCATGGAAAATCAGCGGTCGCTCACATGGACCAGACGATACTATGAGCCCGGCGAGATCGAGCTCCATACGCCAATCACACAGGATAACCTTAGGCTGACACAGCGCGGGAATCTGGTATGGATGCGTGGAGCGGATGAGGCGGCAGTGATTGAGGACAGGACCATTGAAGAGCGATGGGACCTGAACAGCATCATTGTCCGAGGACGGTTCATTTCATCCTATGCCGGACGGCGCCTTGTCAGGCCCACCGTAAGTTTCAACGGCCTGACAGAGGTGGCCATGCGGCAGCTGCTGACTGATGCATACCCAATTCCCCGGGTGGAGCTTGGAACATTACAGGGATATACCGATACGGTTCGATTCCAGGCAACCTACAAAAACCTGCAGGATATTCTATCAAAGCTCGGGAGATCTGCAAATATTGGGTGGAGATTTCGACCGGATTTTGATGAAAAGAAGATTTACTTTGAGACGTATCGCGGAGTAGATCGTTCAGCTTCTCAAGGAGTAACCAACCGGGTAATATTCTCCGAAGCGTACAACAACCTGCAGAACTTTTCCTATCGCGAGAATGACCAGGTATACAAAAATGTCCTCTATATCGGTGGTACCGGCGAGGGATCGAACAGGATCGTCGTCCAGCGCGGCGATGCGGACGGTCTGGAACGCCGGGAAGTGTTCATCGATGCGCGAGATTTGTCACGCGAGGAGGGTGTATCAGATGCGGAATACCGCGAAATCCTCATGGAGAGAGGCGCGGAAAAGGCAGGAGATTATGCGCTGTCGGAAACGATAGAGTGCGACACCGGCGCGGATATCAATTTCCATTATAAAACGCATTACAATCTCGGCGACATCGTCACTGTCCGAAAGAAGCGATTTGGCATACAAATAGATCTCCGGATTACGGAGATCAAGGAAATCTATGAACGAGGAATTATGAAGGTTTCGCCGGTGTTTGGTTCGCCGCTGGCGCAGACAATAGATTGGAGTGATTTACAGTGAGCGAGGTACTGGACCATGCGTTTTTCTACAATTCCGAAAATCATGACCGGGTATATGATGCCTCCAGTTTTGAATATCTGCTGAAAAAGTTTTTTACCAGCGGCGTTTTTACCGGCGATTGTCAGGTGACGGCCGACGGTGAAGGCATGACCGTGACGCTTGGCGGAGGATACTCGAATTGTGATGGGAAGGTGCGATTTTTCACGCAAGCTCAGAATCTTGCTTTGGCCAATGCACATGCGACATATGACCGGATTGATACGGTCGTCATTGAGCGCAACGATACTGACAGAGATATCACCGCGAAAGTTGTGACAGGAGTGTATTCGGCAGAGCCGACACCGACACCGCCAGTAAGGGGGAATGGTATTTTCCAGCTTGTCTGTGCGGAGATCTATGTGGCCGCCGGCGCTGTGCGTATCACACAGAGCGATATCACAGACAAACGGCCGGATACATCCGTGTGCGGCTATGTCGTAGCGGCAGTTCAGACACCGGATTTTACTGAACTGTATGCGCAGTTCAGTGCTGAATTTCAGGAGCTTTATGAAGAAGCAGGCGCGGATTTCGCCGCCTGGGCAGCTCAGCAGCGCGCCGCATTTGATGTGTGGTTTGAGCACATGAAGGATCAGCTGGACACGGATGCTGCCGGGCATCTGCAGAATGAAATTGACCAGGTCAACGAGAATGTGGCTGCTGCCGAAACAAACCCGTCAACCAGTGCGCATGTGCCCGGAGATGTCATCATGCTGTCCGGGATCCTCTATACAGTGACGGATGATGTGGCAGCCGGCGACCGTTTTGTGGTTGGTACCAACATCGAACTGACCAATATCGGCCAGGAACTAAGTAAACAATCTCAGCAGATTGCGAACTTGGGAGCTACCTTTTGGCAGGTTGTCGTTGAGGACAATATGTTTGTCATGTATTGGTATGGTGTGGAGGCTGAAAGCCCCATTTCGGTAGCCCTTGAAGGAGCAAATTATGTGGCATATATCGAATCTTAAAGGAGGTATGTAAATGAGTGTAAGAGTCGGTCCTATTGGACATACGATGTTTTACGCCTCAAGCGATCTCGGCAATCAAAACGCTGGGTTTCACAATTCTATTTATCGCGGGAAAAATCTCGGGTCAAGTGTGTCGGCTGAGCAGTGGGCACAGATCGGAGCTGGCACATTTGATGACATGTTTATCGGTGATTACTGGGTAATCAACGGTGTTACGTGGCGTATTGCCGCCTTTGATTATTGGGTTAATGCTAACTCATTGTCGAAACATCATGCTGTTATTGTTCCAGATACCAACTTGGCAACATGCCAAATGAATAGCACGAATACT